ATGTGGGAGAAGGCATACCGAAAGAACTAGAGAATGAAGACCTTTGCACGCATGAGGAATTTATGCTGTCTTGGTGGGATAAGTTTTGAAACTATGACTGTTAGAAACTGGTAGGTGTAGGTTTTTATATAAACAGATACTATTTATTACAAAAAATGGTTTGATTTAAGGAGCGTTATAGACATGTCTGATTTGTTAGAGCAAGCAATTGTTGATGCGGAAGCACTAAAAGAAGCCGCGCTGAAGACAGCAAAACAAGAAGTGTTGGAGAAATATTCCAACGACGTCAAGAGTGCGGTTGAGCAGCTCTTAGAGCAGGAAGGCGAACTAGATCTTGATCTGAGTTTGAACAACGCTGAGGATGCTGCTGAAGCAGGTGAATTAACAGAGGGGGAATCTGAGCATGAAGCACATGACTCTCTTCCTTATAAGCATCGCACCCTACAAAGAGAGCCGCAGGATGTTTCGATCAACCTACAGCAATTAGAAGAACAGATTGACAAAGTTTATAAAGAGCTTGACGAAAGCAAAAAAGAAGAAGAACAGTTTGTTCTGGTTTCAGAAGATGTGAAAGACGAATCAGAAGATGTTGAGATTGTAGAGGAAGTTGTAGAGATTTCTGGTGAAGAAGACATTGCCGAAGCTCTTCGTTTGGATTATAAAACTGTTCCCACTGGTCACGCTGGTGCATTCACAGAATCTGAGCGTGAATATGCAATAACCATGCAAGAAATTCTAGCAAAGTATGAAGACGTTCAACAGGAAAACAAAGAACAAAGACGCCTCATGGAGCAAGCGAAAAAAGCGCTTGATGCTATGGGAGAACAAAACGCACGACATAAATCAGTCGTTAAAGAACTTAAAGATAAACTTATAGAAACAAACTTGGTGAATGCCAAGCTACATTATTCGAATCTAGCTCTGAGTGAGACCTCCTTGAATGAGCGGCAAAAAAAACATATTGTCGAAGCCCTCTCAAAAGCTGATTCCCTAAAGCATGCGAAAATGATTTTCGAAACGCTTAAAGACACAGTGGGCGGTTCAACACCGAATAAGCCAAAATCACTGAGTGAAGCAGTTGAAAAACGTTCGTTGCTAACCGTGTCGCCTCACCGTAGAAAAGAGTCGGCAAGTGTCGAAGAGGTGGTTTCTTCCCGATGGAAGAGATTGGCCGGAATTAAGTAAATTACAAACAAGGAGGTACTATTATGTCAGTACTAAAAACATTAACTGAGGGAATCGTCGAAAGAGATCTCTCACAAGAAAGCAATGCGCTTTTGAACAAGTGGGAAAAAACCGGCTTGTTGGAAGGGCTTGACAGCGACTATGGACGTCAAAGCATGTCCCGACTGCTTGAAAACCAAGCAAAACAACTTTTGAAAGAAGCTAGCTCGATGGCTGCTGGGGATGTTGAAGGATTCTCTTCTGTTGCATTTCCCATCGTTCGTCGAGTCTTTGGTGGTCTCATTGCGAACGATCTCGTATCTGTTCAGCCCATGAGCCTTCCTTCTGGTCTCATCTTCTTTCTCGACTTCACTTACAGTGATACTCGATTTGGAAACACCGACAATAAGTCAATTTACGGTACCGATCGAGTTGCTAAGCAGATCACCGGTGGTGTAAACTTGGTTGGCGACTTCAAAGAGAGCAACGGTGGGCCCTACTTCATGGGAGGAGCTTACAGCTCCCCGACTGGTTCCGTCACTCTCGCTAACAGTGTTAACGGCGCTGTTATGTTTGACAACTATGACTTGGATGATGCAACTGACGCACAAAAGAAAAACATTCTTCATGATGCAGATATTCTTTCTTTGTCAGGATCGGCTACCAAGCACGCAGTTGTTCAGTTCGAAGCTTCAGCTTCATTGTTTACAAATGCAAACTTAGATCTTCTGAGCGCTTGGAACGCAGAAAAAGGCGAACTTGATAATATGACCGGTGTTGCTGGTACTAACCTTTCGCTTATTCGTCGTCTTACCAGAAAGCATCCCGATGCAGCAAAAAAAGACACTCACTTGCTGTTTACCGTCTTTGGTTTGTCTGGATCTTCCGACATCGATGCTGGGCCCGGTGGAGCAGTTGATGCTGGTGCAGCAGTTGGTGGAACTATCGTAATGAAGTATCCGCTCAAAGACAAATTCGAAAGCGCTTCAGCTATCGGTGCTGTTGTTGGTGCTGATCCTTGGGGACTTGAAGAAGCGACCAATGTTTCCGGTGCTTCTCCCGCTTCCGATGCTGTTGACAGCAAAGACCTTATCCCTGAGATCGACATCAAGGTTGACAGCATTGCTGTTACCGCGATGACCAAAAAGCTCAAAGCTAAGTGGTCTCCTGAGCTTGGTCAAGACTTGAATGCTTATCACAACCTCGATGCAGAAGTTGAGCTTACCAGCATTCTTTCTGAGCAGATTGCTCTTGAAATTGACCGAGAAATCCTTGGAGATCTCGTCAATGGTGCAACTGCTGGTACCTTCTACTGGTCACGAAGCCCCGGCCTGTTCTTGAACAGAACCACCGGAGCTGAGATTGGTGCTTCTGCAAAAGCTCCTGACTTCACCGGTACTGTTTCGGAGTGGTACGAGACCCTCATTGAGACTATTAACGACGTCTCAGCTCAAATCCACAGAAAGACCTTGCGCGGTGGAGCGAACTACGTTGTTTGTTCGCCTGAAATCGCAAACATCCTTGAGTTTACCAGCGGCTTCCGAGCTTCTGTAACTGCTGACGTTGACAAAGGCGACATCGGCGCTATCAAGGCAGGATCTCTCTCGAAGAAATTCGAAGTTTATGTTGATCCCTACTTCCACCGTAACCTGATCCTCGTTGGTCGTAAAGGCTCTAGCTTCCTCGAAAGTGGATATGTCTACAGCCCCTACGTTCCTCTTCAGGTGACTCCGACCATCTTTGGCGTTGAAGATTTCGTGCCCCGTAAGGGCGTCATGACTCGATACGCTAAGAAAATGGTTCGACCTGATATGTACGGCCTTGTTGTTGTACGTGGGTTGCTTGGCGAAAGCGGTCAGTAAAACATAAAATAAGTTGCAACTTCATTGTTAAGTTGCAACTTGTACTTTTCGAAAACCCCAAGTTTCTTAAGAGGCTTGGGGTTTTCTTTTATCCAAAACTAATTATAGCATCAGGAGGTGCTTATGAATGTCCTTACCAACACTAACACCAAAAAGTAATAGTAGCAAGGTTATACTGCCCATCACTGGAGCGACTGCGAATGTGACAGCTGAGGCAGTGCCTTTCGGAATCTATCTAAATTCTAATGATTTTCTTTCAGGAGCCGCTGATCAAGTGGCTCACACTTATCGAAAGCTTGGAGGGGATGTTCTTGACATTGAATTGACCGAAGAGCAAGTCTATACATGTTATGAAGAGGCAACCTTAGAATATTCTTACATCCTTAACATACACCAAGCAAAGAACTCTTTGGGAGACTCTCTGGGAAGCTCCACTAGCTCTTTTGATCACAAAGGTGAGTACAAGGCTGGTTCTCTGTCGTCGAGCTTGGATGGTGGAAATGTAGCTTTAAAATATACCAAGTTTGGCTATGGCTATGCAAGAAGATTTGCAGATGCGGCTATTACAGAGGCTAATTTAGGTGGCACCATGCCCATTTACTCCGCTAGTTTTGAACTGGAAAACAGGGTGCAGGATTACGATCTTCAGGCCGCTATCTCATCCAGCATTGAGGCAGGCGACTTGCCTTCCACTTTAGATCCGAATAAAAGAATGTTGATCCGGAGAGTCTACTATATTTCTCCTAGAGCGATGTGGAGGTTTTATGGATACTATGGTGGCATAGGGGCGATCGGAAACTTAAGCACTTATGGACAGTTCGCAGATGATTCGACTTTTCAGATTGTTCCGGTATGGCAAAACAAGGCTCAAGCAGCTGCTTATGAAGATGCAATAAAAACCAGAACATCTCACTTTTCATATGAGATACAAAACAATCACATAAGAATCTTTCCTATTCCTCCTAACCTATGGGCTAGAAAAAAAATGTGGTTTGAATTCACCATGGAGACAGATGCATGGGAAGAGCAACCTGATCGTAAAACCGGAGTGGATGGTGTCAACAATATGAATACGTTGCCTTATGCAAACATCCCCTTTGAAAACATCAACTCAATTGGAAAGCATTGGATTCGACGGTTTGCGCTTGCCTTAGCAAAAGAGATCTTGGGGCAGGTTCGCGGGAAGTTCAGCACTGTTCCAATTCCGGGAGAGTCTGTCACCCTCAATCATAGCGAGCTTTTAAGTCAGGCAAAAGATGAGCAGGAAAAGCTTCGTGAAGAATTGAAGACGATTTTGGACGAAATGACCTATGCGAAACTGATAGAATCAGACTCAACCATGACGGATAACGCTCAAAAGCTTCTAACAAGTGTTCCGAACATTATTTTTGTGGGGTAATAGAACATGTCAGATGAAAATAAATGGTCTCAGCCAGATGCTCCACCGCCCCCTCTGTTCTTTAATCAAAAAGAACGTGATTTAGTCAAGCAGATAAACGACGAACTTATAGAGAGGGTGATTGGACAAACAATTCTTTATTACCCAATTGACTTGGAGTTGACTGAATTTCATCCTCTTTATGGAGAGTCTTTGCAGAAAAACTTCCTTGCACCAGTGAGGGTGCATGCTATGGTGAAATGGGAAGGCCAAGCGACCACAGCAACAAACTATGGTATAGATCGCTTGCAAACAATCAACGTGGCTTTCCACAAAAGAAGGCTTACAGAAGATCAAGATTTGTTTGTTCGAGAAGGAGACTTTGTTTTGTTTGGGGATTTGTTCTACGAGATTGTCACTTTGACAGAACCTAGATGGCTCTTTGGGCAGGTAAACAAGTCGTTCGAAATAGGTGCAAAGTGCATTAGAGCTAGAGAGGGAACGTTCAATGCCGAATGATTACAAAGGAATGGTTCACGATGGCGAGGTTATATACCTCCAGCCATCAAACTTAGACAACATTGACTCTGCGGTGTTTGAATGGGTCGACGAGAGTTTGAATCTTAGTTGTGAAACGCATGAAGGGTTTCAGAAGACACCTGTGGTTTGGGTCTCCGCAGAAAGAGCTTTTCAAGTCAAAAACAACAAAGAGCTTCGTGATAGAGATGGGGCTTTGATTTTTCCCATCATCACCGTGGCTCGAACAGGGTATACGAAAGATAGGGCGAAAAAAGGAGCAGTATACGCTCCAATTCCAGCAGTGCCGGATTATCGTGGCGGGTCTATAAAAATAACCCATGAGATAAACCAAGAAAAGACAGCCAACTTTGCAAATGCAGATGCTTATAAGCAAGGTTCAATCAGGCAGATCAATTTTGTTTTACCCAAGGAAAGAAAAAAAGTAGTTAAGAAGCATGTTTCAGTTCCTATCCCAGTGTACATCGACGTGACATATGAAATCGCTATAAAGACACAATTTCAAACACAAATGAACCAGCTTGTCACGCCTTTTGTAACCAACACAGGGGGTTTAAACTACTTCCCTTTGCGTCGCAATGGGCACTTTTACGAAGTGTTTATTCAGCAGGAATACTCATCAGAAGACAATGTTGGCACACTCAACGAAGAAGAGAGAACTTACCAAACGAAAGTCCAGCTAAAGGTGCTGGCTTACCTTATAGGCGATGGTACAAACCAAGCACAACCTATTAACGTAGTGCGTGAAAACCCTGTTGAGATCCGAATAACAAGAGAGAACGCTAATCTGGGAGAGAAACCAGAGCTTTATGATCTGTTCAGGAAGTATAGAGAGCTTGGCGAATAATTTTTGCTTTTGTTCCTTTTACAGCATTTTCGTCTATTTACTATAAACAAAGATTAGTATAGATATGGGAGATTAGTTAATGTCTGCTAGAAATTTTAGATTTAAATCACCGGGAATTCGTATTGAAGAGATTGATCAGAGCTTGATCGATGCTCCAGTCGAGAACGAAATAGGGCCAGTCATCATTGGTCGCTCCCCTCACGGGCCTTCTCTGAAGCCTGTCAAAGTTAACTCACTTGACGAGTTTGTCAACATCTTTGGAACACCTTCTCCGGGAGGTATTGCAGACACCGATCAGTGGCGCTCGGATAACAAAACCTCACCTCACTATGGCGCATATGCAGCTATGGCATACCTTCAGAACGCAGCGCCTATTACCTTCATCAGGTTAGCCGGCTTAGAACATCCGCAAGCAACCACAGACGGGCAAGCTGGATGGAAAACAACCAAAACAACCCCAAGCACCACGCTGGCAGACAACGGTGGAGCATATGGCCTCTGGCTCATCCCTTCTGCTTCCAGCGGTGTTCACACTGCGTCTGTCGACAACGACCTGAGCACTGGTGGTGGAACCTTGGCAGCAATTATTTATTCAAACTCCGGTTCGGGTGTTACTCTTTCTAGTAGCTTGGGAACAAAAAACACCACCGTTCATTCTTATAGCGGAACTCGGGCAGAAAGTGCAGACATCAAGCTTCATTTGACACACTCAGCAGCTAGCGGTAAAAATGAACGCACTGCACAAACCGTAGAAGTCAGCTTGGATCCGGCAAAGTCTAACTTTATCCGGAAAGTTCTCAACACTTCTCCTCTGCTCACAAACGCTTCTTTGTACAGCAAGCCTGAGAGATACTGGCTTGGTGAAACTTTTGAAACTAGTGTTAAAGAATTGAAGGCTAGCGAAGGAAACATTTATGCATTTATCGCTCCTCTAGGAACGGGATCTGCATCTACAAAAGCAGACTACCCCCGGGGATTTACTGCTCCAAAGACAGGGTGGATTCTGTCTCAAGATACCGGTCTGGCTAGTAGCTATGACCCAATCGCTAATCCTCCGCAAGAGCTTTTCAGACTTTGCGGCCTCAGCGAAGGGCGCTGGGCTTCAAAAAACCTTAAAATTTCAATCAACAACATCAACTATGGAAAGATTGACGATGATGCAAATCCATATGGCTCTTTCAACATTGAAGTAAGGTTGGTTGGTGATAGTGACAGAAACCCGCAAATTCTTGAAAAGTTTGAAGAGTGCAATCTCAATCCGCGCTCTCCCAAGTATGTCGGGCGAGTTGTCGGTACACAATACTTGGAGTGGGATAACTCTGATGATAAAATGAGACTGTTCGGAGAGTATCCAAATAATTCTAGGTACATTCGAGTTGAAGAACACCCAGACCTCGCAGCGGGTAAGGTCGATAAAAGTCTTATTCCTTTTGGATTCATGGGGCCGGCACGAAGAAAGAAGATTGTGTTCGCTCACAGTAGCAGTGTAGAGGCAAAAACCAACTATGTTGATTTGAACTCTGCCCACTTCAGCACTCTAGCCAATGCTTTTGATTCAGCCGGTGAGTCTTTTATCTCGGCTTCTTCGGCAAATACGCCTTTCACAGCTTCTGTGCGATGGCCAGATTACCAATTGAGAAAAACTGCTTCAAACGGAGCGACAGGTCGGGCTCAAAACACTTACTTTGGAATTCGAACAGAAGGTTCTGACACCTCAAGATACTACAGTGATGCATATGCAGACCTGACCTATCCTCTGGGGAGTGATGCAAACGGTGCAAATAGTGACAGTTGGGAAAAATCCAGCACCACAGAGCACACCTTCGCTTTCTCGTTGGACGATCTCCAGCAGGTTTATAGCTCCACCAAAGGGTGGCAAGACGATGCTGTGTGGGCTCAGAATACAAGAAAAACAGTCGACTCAGCAGCAGAAAAAGCTCAGGCATCAATCATGCTCACAGGAGAGGTCGTTTCTGATTACAATGGAAAAACCATAGAGATAACTGACTCCGACGGTACTGTGTTGGGCTTGACAGGCTCAAACACCTTAGAGTTGTATGCTAACAGCGGAACAGGCCTCCAGCGGCAGTTTGGGCTAGGTCTTGTCGATTTAAACGCTTCAATTAGTGCTTTTGAGGCTCGTGACTCACTGCTAGAAACTTTGCAGACCATCGAAGCGCAAGAGTCTACTTTGGATATAAAGCTCTCTCCCGAGCTTGGAAAAAAAGGACAGATCTTGCTGGCTCAAGGGACAGCTGGTTCAGCTGGAGATAAGACAATTTCTACAACAATTGCATCTTCAGCTGCAACAATCACTGGTTTTACAGGCGGAGCTGACAGCTCTTATAGAAACTCAATCTCAGCCAGAGGAGCTTATTTTAAGTCTAGTGGAGACTTTGCTGTTAACGAACCGCTTCACGAAAACACTGTTGGGTGGAAAGTGGTTCTTGATGCTGGTTATAACAAATTTACCATGCCTTTACATGGCGGCTTCGATGGCACAAACCTGAAAGAGAAAAATCCGTTCTCGAACAGCAATATTGCTTCAAGCGTTGCAGGTCAGGATAACTATGCTCACTTCTCCGTGCTGGCAGCTCTTAAGATGTTGAAAGATCCGGAATTCTTAGAATTTGACATCGCGGCAGTGCCCGGNCTCCACAACGCATCGCTCAACCAAAANCTGGCTGAGTACTGTGAAGATAGAAAAGACGCACTTGCAATTCTTGACATCGACTCAGGTTACAGGCCNTCAGAAGAAATCTTAGATAGATTGGCAACATCCAAATCGTATCGAGGATCCGTGGGAAGAGCTGTTGACTATAGAAATACAGAACTTGGCACAGTTGTGCACAGCTACGCAGCATGTTACTACCCATGGGTGAAGGTTTTTGATCCCAGAACTGACAGCACAGTTGATGTACCTCCCACTGTTCCTATGTTGGGTGTCTTTGGAAATGTTGCAGCGAATTCCGAACCGTGGTTCGCCCCGGCAGGCTTTGCAAGAGGTGGGTTGTCTGACGGCTCAGCGGGAATTCAAGTTCTCAGTGTTAAAGATCGTCTGAATTCGTCCGAAAGGGATGAACTCTACGAAAACGGAATCAACCCAATCGCAAACTTCCCATCCGAAGGAATTGTGGTTTACGGTCAGAAAACACTGCAACTTAAGAAAAGCGCACTTGATCGAATCAATGTTCGAAGATTGATGATTTTCTTGAAAAAGGAAATCAGCTCAATCGCTTCCAGAACCTTGTTTGAACAAAACGTTAGAAAAACTTGGCAAGGGTTTACAGATGAAGCAGAGGCTGTCTTGGCAACTGTTCAAGATGGTTTAGGATTGGTTGACTTCAAATTCGTTCTCAACGAAAAGACAACCACACCGGATTTGATTGACCAAAACATCCTGTATGCGAAGTTATATGTCAAACCGGCAAGATCGATTGAGTTTATCGCTCTTGACTTCATCCTGACTTCAACTGGGGCAGATTTTCCGGAATAAAAAAACAAAATACTCTATTTAGAGTGTAAAAGAAAGAGAATAATAGGAGGCCAACTAAATGGCAGGAAAAATTGACAGCACTAGCTTTTGGCATCAAAGGCACTTGGAGCCAAAAAGAAAATTTCGCTGGATTGCTGAGATTGGAAATGAAAATAAACTGTTCAGTTACGTAGTTAGAAAAGTATCAAAACCTGAATGGACAACTGCCGTCAAAGAGCATAAAGTTCTTGGGCATACATTCCATTATCCCGGGCCTGTCACTTGGAACGCTTTGGAATTGACAGTTACTGACTTGGCTGGTCAAGAAGATGACGTCAAAAAAGGAAACGCTACCTTGGCTTTGCGTGACATGATTCATGCTGCCGGTTATGCCTTTCCAGAAGGCATTGGCGGTGCAACCGTTGGTGTTACCAAGGCCCGAGCAACCACAGCTCTGGGAACGCTTCGTGTGATGCAACTCGATGCTGCTGGTGGAATCCTCGAAACTTATAAGTACCACAACCCTTTCATTGAGAAAGTTAACTTTGGTGATTTGGACTATGAAGGCGACGAGGTTGTTGAAATCAACATGACCATTCGCTATGACTGGGCTCGAATCATTGAAGGTGAAGGTATATACAGTGGCTTGGGTGACGGCAAAGCTGACGATCTTTTGTCAAACTCAGAAGGCTTGGACGGAAAAACAGTTCAAGTTCCCACTAGACCCACAAACAACTATAAATAATCCTAACTTTATGAGGTGCTAAATGTCCGTTAGAAATAACGAAGAACGTCTCGGGGCTGCTCAAATGCATGCTGACAGCCCTGTCAACAACCCCAATGCAAACCAAGACCCTTTAAACTTTGTCGTCCCAACCATGTTCGTGGATCTGCCCTCCAAGGGGCAGTTTTACCCTCCCGAGCACCCTTTGCATATGAAAGACTCCATTGAGATTCGTTTCATGACAGCGAAGGACGAAGACATCCTCACCAGCCCATCCCTCATTAAAAAAGGTGTTGTGCTCGATCGGCTTCTCAAGAGCCTTATTCTTGATCCTTCAATCAAGCTTGATAGCCTTCTTTTGGGAGATAAGAATGCAATCCTCATCGAAGCAAGAATCTCAGGTTATGGGCCTTATTATGAAGCAAAACTAGCCTGTCCAAGCTGTGCTGAAGAAGCGGAGCTTGAATTTGATCTTGGTGAGTGCAAGCAGATCTATGAGGGCTATGAGGAAGGGCTTGAAGGGGTCAAATTGCTCGATTCAGGCAATTTCCTTGTCAAGCTACCTCAAACAGGTGTTGAATGCGAATTTCGGCTTCTTTGTGGCCGAGATGAGAAAGCCTTGGTCAAATCTTCTGTGGTAAAGAAAGGCAAAAAGAAAAAAGATAACGTTGAGAACATGCTGACTCGACAACTCAACCTGATCATGGTCTCCCTGAATGGCAATAGTGATCCGGGATTGATTCAGTATTTTGCAGAACATATGCCCGTTCGAGATGCTCGAACGCTTCGAAAGCATTATGAGAAAGTCAACCCGGCAACAAACCTTGTTGCGCCTTTTGCCTGCGAAGAATGTGATCATGAAGAGGACGTGGAGGTTCCTCTCAATGTTGGGTTTTTTTGGCCTAAGCAGTGATTATATTCAAAGCGTCTATGAAGAGTTTTTTCTCTTAAAATACCATGGTGGATGGTCGTTCTATGAAGCCTATAACCTGCCTGTAACAATCCGACGTTGGTTCCTTGAGCGCTTGACCAAGCAAATCGAGCGTGAGAACGAGGAAATCAAAAAAGCCTCATCAAAATAAACCTCATTATTCAGATTTGTTCTATTTATTGTGTTGATATAACAACCTCAATGGAGAACTGCATCTAAATGGCTGATGAGAACAACCAAAACAACAATCAAGACAACAACCAGCAAAAATCAGAGAGAACCCTGCGAAAAGAAGAAAAAGAGCAAGAAGAACTCCTCAAAAAGCTGAAGGAAGAAGAAAAAGAGATTCTCCTAATTTTACAAGACGCAAACCTCGAAAGGGAAAAGGCAGGCAGACTAGGTCAAGAATTGCTAGATAGAATTCGAGGAGTTGATAAAAATTTAAACGTTCAGCTTTTAAAACAAGAAAAGTTGAATTTGCTCGATTTGAAGAAACTAACAGAGTTGGAGGCTCAGATCAAGTCTTATGAAAGGATGCAAAAAACACTTGACGACCAAATCGCCGCTAGTGGGATAATTACGGACGCACAAAAGAATCAATTAATAAACTTACAAGAAATGATAGTAGAGGCAGAAAAGAAGAAATCCCTGCTAGAACAAGCCGAAGTTTACGAAAAAAACGCAAAGAAAGGCTTGATGGAAACTTTAAAGCTGGANAAAGCCATCAACTTGGTGCAAATGGCCAGACTGAAGC